CACACGTCGCCTGGGCGCGAGATTGAAGCCTCTTGTGTCTCGGGTACCTCGTCATCACCCGTTTGGCCCACGTCGCCTTCCTCGCCCTCGAACAGGTCAGCCAGTGCATCGGCATCAAACCCGGTCAACGACAAATCAAAATCGTCATCGCGAAGCGCATCAAGTTCGACTCGCAGCATTGCATCGTCCCAGCCTGCGTTTTCAGCAATACGGTTGTCTGCAATGATCAGGGCTCGGCGCTGGGTCGGTGTCAGGTGGTCAAGCACCACCACCGGCACCATCTCCAGTCCCAGCTTTTGAGCAGCTGACAGTCGACCGTGACCCGCGACGATGATGCCGTCACTGCCAGCCAAGATCGGATTGGTGAAGCCAAATTCCACAATGCTTGCTGCGATCTGAGCAACTTGGCTATCCGAATGGGTTCGTGCGTTTCTGGCGTAAGGCAAGAGCCTGCCTGTAGGCCATTGCTCGATCTTTGAGGACATCCAGCGCTCAGACATGATGCAGTCCTTCGCCGTAAATGGTTTTTCCAGCGCAGAGGCTGGCTGTGAGCAGCCGAGGTGTCACCCCAGGATGACCAACTGCCAGGTGGGCCCATCGACCAAACTCATGGATGATTTGCACGCAGGGCAGCTTGAGTTGCTGAGCAGTCTGACAAACGACCAAGGGTGAAACGCCAGGCGCGATCACATCGGCGGCACGGCCCAACACATGGTGGCTGTTGGGACTGCCGCGTACGGCGCTGTTGAGTGCCACTGAGCGATAGCCAGAAGTAATCACCATTGGGCGTGCCAGCTTGACGCGCAGGGGCTCAAGTACCAACTGACACAGCTGACGCAGGTTCTCGATAACCTCTGCTGTGGGTTCGTTGGCAATGCCACGACGCGCCGCAGTTTCTGAAACCAGAAACTCGCTTAGTTCAAAGTGTTTGGACAATTGCATGATCTTTTTTTAGACGATGGGAAGCGACAACCTCGAAGGGTTCGCCAGTGGAGGCCAGAGTGACGGGCACACTGGGAAAGTTTTGCTGCCAGCGTTTGACAGCCACATCCACGTACTGCGGCGCGATCTCCACCAGCCGGCACTGGCGACCACTGCGCTGCGCGGCCAACATCGTCGTGCCGCTACCGCAAAAGGGCTCAAACACAATGTCGCCAGCGTCCGAATAGGCTTCCAGAACGAACTGGGGCAGTGCCACCGGGAACACGGCCGGGTGATCGATGTCCTGACCAATCTTTCCCTTGTGGCGCATGATGCGAATGACTGAGTCAGCCACCTTGGTGTCTTGCGTCAGCGTACCTACGTGATTCCATGAAGTCTTGCTGCCATCTTTGTTGCGCATGCCCCCGGCGCTGGTGCCGTCACCGCGCAGGTGGGTATCGCGCCCAGCGTAGATGCATGGCACGTTTTTGTTGGGCCTGCGTACCTCGGAGTCCTTGCGATTGAAGTGAAACACGAACTCAAACGCTGGCGCGAATCGGCCACTCCAGTCACCTGGGAGGCCCGGTCCCTGGTCCCAAACGTACCAGCCAAAACGCCGCCAACCCTGCTGGCGCATCCATGACAGCCAGCCATCCCAGTACGGCATGACTTCCTGCTCGCGGTGGATCAGCCCCAGGTTGACCAGCACTTGACCGGTGGATGCCATGGGCAGGTTCGCAAAGACCGAACGCATCAGCGCGTCCCAATCTACGATGGTGTCGGTGTAGTCGCGCTGGGTACCGTAGGGCGGCGAGGTGAAACACAGCGCAGCTTTTTCAGATTGCATCAGGGCGGCGATCACTGCCGGGTCACCGGCATCACCACAGATCAGACGGTGCGCACCGAGCAGCCAGATGTCCCCAGTTCGGGATACCGGGTTGACCGGCGCATCAGGAACTTCGTCCCCTAAGTCTGGGGTATCGTCGGATTCGTCATCGCCTGCCGGGTCGTCGCCGGTCTCGCCGTCAATGTGTTCGGCCATCATGGCTTCGATCTCGGCATCCTCAAAACCAGTGAGCGCCAGGTCATAACCGGACTCACACAGCTCAGTGAGTTCGAGGGCCAGCATCTCTTCGTCCCACCCGGCGTCGAGTGACAGTCGGTTGTCGGCAATGACGTAAGCGCGCTTTTGAGTTGGCGACAGGTGCCCCAGTTCGATGACCGGAACCTCCGTCAACCCCAACTTGCGAGCAGCAGCCAGACGACCGTGCCCTGCGATCACGCCGCTGACACCGTCGATCAGCACCGGATTTGTCCAGCCAAACTCAGCGATGCTGGCGGCGATCTTGGCCACCTGCTCCTCGCTGTGGGTGCGAGGGTTGCGGGCAAACGGGATCAGCGCGTCAACCTTGCGGTACTCAACGTTGAGGGGATTCAAGGGTTTCGAGCTTTCCAAAAAAGAGCGGCCCGCACAGGTCTGTGAAACCTATAACGGGCCGCGAGGTGCGCCATCTCAAGCGCTGGAGTTGAACGAAAGAACCCGCCGTCAGATGTTGCTGAGGGCAGGTTCAGGAGAAGTCAGGATACGAAAATTTAGGTGTCAGGTCGGCAAAGGGTGTGAATTGAATGCCCCCCCCTTGGGTACCAAGGTGCAAACCTGCTGCTGGTGCAAACCCCTGCAAACTCTGGTTTGCAGTCTGTCGGTGGGCGGGTCTTGCGCTGTTGCCCCCCGCATAGGATTTTGGGCAGGAAGGACCCCCTTTTTCCTGGGATGACGTGACTAATTAGCGACAGTTTCTCAGCGGTTTTCTTCATCCATAGCCGTAAATATACCGAAAAACAGGCTGGATGTTTCACCCCAATTGCTGGGCAAAAGGGACAAACTCCAAATCAGGGGACAGAGTGCCAAAGCATTACTCTGCGTGACCCAATGGCTCGGATGATTTGTCGAGCAATTGGGCCTTGCCGGGTCACTTTCTACTGCTGTGGTTGAGTTTTTCCGCCATCAACTCCATTGACTGAGTCCAATGCCGCCAAGCCGTCGAGCGTCCGATGGCAAAGCGCGTGCAGATCTCACGCCAGCCGTACCGCTTAGCACGCATCCAGACCAAGTGACGTCGCTCGACCTCAAGCCACTGCACCCAGAGCATGACCTCAAGCATCTGCTCCACGTCCTTCGGTGATGGAGGGAAGCGACAGACCTCACGCTCATCGGTTGCCAGCATCTCCCACTGGCTGCGCACGATGGTGGGCCACGCGTTGGAGTAGCCCTGCACGTTGGCCGAGGGCAGTCGCCTGGCCGTCACCGCAGCGTCTTCGAAGCGGTTGGCCACGTCATCTGGTGTCCAAGGTGTGTTGCGCTCAGCCATGACGACCCCCTTGACCGTACAAACGCTCGCCAATGCGTCGCACCAGTTCGCGCTCCAGGTAGTCCAGTCGCTTGTCCTCGACGTTGACCACCAGGATGTTCTGGTCACGCCAGCCACGTTCCTTGATGTCGTCCAGGTCCGTGATGGTTGGCTGCAAGCGCCCCAAGGGGCAGCGGTAGTTGTGTTGTGGAACCTTCACGTCACACCTCCTGTGTATCGAGTGCCCAGTGCAAGATGGCCAGGGCATCGGCTTCGTTGTCGTCAGTGACGGGGTGACCCACGGCACGCATGGCAGCAATGACCTCTGCCTTGCCTGCGTTGCCTTTGCCAGTGGCGTGCTTCTTGATCGTCCCCACTGGCACGCCTTGGTACGGGATGCGGTGGTGCTCACACCAAGTGGTGAGAGTGGCCATCAAGCCACCGTAGACATGGGCGGCGTCGACTCCAACGTGGCGGCGTACCTCCTCGAAGTACACGGCGTTGATCTCGCCAGTCATGACCTTGAGTTCAGCCAGCCAGTGTTTGAAGCGCAGGTAGCGCATGCCACCACCCTCGAAACGCTGGGACTTGAAGCTGACAAAGCCGTGGGCAATTGGTCCGTTTTGTGAACGTAGAGCCCAGCCAGTGGTGGTGCCCAAGTCTAGGGTCAGGATGGTGGTGTTCATTTCGCACCTCCACTTTTGAGCGAGATGCCACGAAAGGCACGAGCGTTGCCCGAACTCACCACGCAGCGCCGCAAGCCAAGGTGACCCAAGACCAGTGACAGACAGCGCGCAGACGAGGCAAAGCAATCGTTGGCAGCGCTCCAGGTCAGCCAATCTGCGTGCAGTTCAGAGAACCGGGTTGTTGCGCGGTCGTCCAGATCGCAGTTGACTGTGAGCCACTGCTGCATGTCGCGTGCAGTGCCTGTGTCAGTGAGCAATGCATTTTCAATATTTTTCATTTCGATTCCGGTTGTTGGGTAAGACGCACAGCGTTGTTGGGCTGGCGCATCGAAGGTGCAATTCGGGTCGGTTTTTCCATTCCGACGTAGTCGACACATCTCAGGGTTGACTTCCATAACCTGCGCGTCACGCGCCCGCGTGAGAAACTAACCGTTGGCTGCGCCGACTACGTCGGATTGAGCCCCGACCGACACAGCCGACACATGTTTCGAATGCTTCAAGCACTGTTTCAAGAGGCTTCTCTTGAGCGTTCTTTTGCTGCGTCATATGCGTCAGTTGTCCGCGTAAGGTGTGTAATTGGGGCGTGTCTGCTGCGCCAAGCCGACGCCCTGGTAGCCGCGCACACCGGCTGAGTTGCGCCACTTCTCCAGTCCGCGTGTGAGCAGCAGGTCGGAGAACCGGCGCTGAGAGCCCACAAACTCACCTGCGGCCTCTGCCCACTGCTTCCAGTCGGCAAACAACTCTGTGGTGAGTGACCTGGCACTGTTGACCCGCACGCAGCGTTCTTCCAGCCAGCGACCCAGGGCATCTTCCGACTCGAAATACTCCTTGGTCGCACTGACGACACTTTCGGGCGCAATCAGCCCCTCACGCTGCCAGGCCAGACAACCCTGCACGCCCCACTCAAAAATGGCGTTGCGCTCGATCAGCAGCTTGGCCTGCAACTGCTTATCGCGTTTTTCAGGTGGAACCGTAATCGTGAACGGGATCAGGTGCAAGCGCCTGCGCATGGCCTCATCGATGTTGCGAATGGCCGGTTTGTGATTGCCCGCGATCACCAGCTTGAACTGCGGCAGGTAGGTGAAGAAGTCCTGGCGCATGAAGCGCGCCGAGACCCGGTCGCCCCCTGTGATCTCCTTGATCTTGGACTCGTTCCAGCGCCTACCCTGCTCTGTCTCTGTCGCCCCGACAAAGCGCGCCCCACGCAGGCCTGCCAGATCGGTTGGATGGCGGTCACCACGCGATTCCATGAACGTGTCCATGGGCGCGTTGGCTGCGTAGTCGCCCATCAGGGTGAAGATGGTGTTGACGAACACGGACTTGCCGTTGGCACCGGTGCCATACAGAAAGAACAGTGCGTGCTCCTGGGTGGACCCTGTCATGCAGTAGCCGAACACCTTTTGCAGGTAGTGGATTTGATCGGCATCCCCCCCGGTCACATCGGCCAGAAACGCCAGCCAGTTGGGACAGGTGCTACCCGCCTGAATCGTGGCCGTGCAGATTTTGGTCATGCGGTCGGTGCGGGAGTGGGCTCGCACTCTGCCGGTACGCAGGTCAACCACGCCACCGGGCGTGTTGATCGACCACTCATCAGCATCCCACTCGTCAGTGGTACCCGCATGCTTGCGGTCTGCCCGGGCCAGTCGCTCTACACCGCTGATGGTGCCCGAAGCTGCCAGTTTGGCCGCCAGCTTGGGGTTATCCGACTTGAGCGATGCGAAACGACAGACATGGCGCACCAGGTCGGAGGCGGCCAGAGTGTCCTCACTGCGCCAGCGCTGGCCATCCCACATCAGCCATTTGCCCCACGCCGCAACGTAACGCCAGTCGTTTTGATACCGGTTGGTAAAGCTCAGTGCCAGCGCGTCCTCGCTACCCCACACCGTTGCGTCCTGGTGGTGGCCACCACCGTCAAGGGGTTCATTACCGTGGCTATTGGCACCAATGTCCGGCAGATGCACAGCCAGGTTCGGCCCGGTGGCCAGCATTTCCTGGACATTCATGCCCTCAATCACCGCATCGGCACTGTCCCAACCATCGGCTTTGTCCTCTGGCGGGTACAGGATGACGCAACTGGTGGCCTTGGCCGCAAGAATGGCTTGGGCCGCGTTTTCAGCATACGTCCACCCGGGCTTGTCCTTGTCGGGCCAGATGATCACGGCTTTGCCAGCCAGCGGTGACCAGTCGGTTTTTTCAACAGGTGCATTGGCTCCATGCATGGCGGTGGTGGCACAGATGCCTACGTCGATCAAAGCTTTGGCACACTTTTCCCCCTCGACCACAACCACCCGATCTGACTTGAGCATGCCCGGCTGGTTGTAGAGTGGCCGTGGATCAGGCGGCGCTGCCTTCTTGCGTTTGACATCCCAGGGGCGGAATTCCTTCTTCTGCCCGGGCGGGTCATAGCGGTACACGATGGCGATCAACTTGCCTTCGCCGTCGTGATACTCCCACTTGGCCGTGGCTGGACCCAGTTCGTCAATGGCGGGCTCAGCCTTACGTTTGCGCGTTGCCTCTGGTGGTGCCTTGCCGACCAGGTGCGCAGCAAAGCTCAGAACCTTGGCAAAGTCAGTGTGGACGTTGAGCGACAGGTGTCCGGAAATCAGGTCAAAGATGTCACCACCCTGACCAGTCGCACGATCTGTCCACAACCCAGCTTTGTCGCCGGTGACCACAATCTCCAGACTGTCGCCCGGGCTGCCCAGGATGTCGCCCACCAGAAACTTGCCGCGTTTGACCTTGCCAGCAGGAAACATGTCCTTCAGCACCGACTCAAGTCTCGACAACAAGCTGGCGCGAAACTCTTCGCGGTTGCCATCGCTGGACGGTGATGGTGCCGGTGTCACATCGTTAAAGTCCATCATGGCTGACACCCTCCGACTCTTGGGGCTCGGTGTCGGAGTCGCCATCGGCGCTGCTGTTGGCAGCCCAAATGCTCAGTTCATTCATGCGAAAACGAACCAAGCCGCCCAGCAAGTAATGTGGAATGCGGTGTTTGGCTCGCATCTTGGGGTCACCAAACCAGTACAGGGGCAGTCTCAGCGCGCACGCAGCCTGCTTGGCATCGATCATGGGTTCGGCATCCATTTGGAATTCTTGGTTTTTTGTGTTCATTGGGTTGTCCTCCAGCAGCGGTCTTGCCACGCGCAAAACTTGCATTCAAAGTGGGTGGCATCAAGGTAGGCGCGAGGTAGCAATTCACCTGCCTCGGTGGCGGCAATCACCTTCACGCCCCGGTCGGACATTGCTTGAGCCAGCGCCGCATCAAACGGCACCAACTCGGCGTAGATGTCCATCGTGTCGGCGTTGACCGCCGTGAAGATGGCCGGGTTTTCATGCAACTCCAGGTACGCCTGGTAAATGGCCACTTGCGCGGCGTAGACCGGCTTGGAGACTGCGAGCTTGTTTTTCTCCAGGTCGCGCCAGGATTTGGAGCCAAGGCACTTGTTTTCCCAAAGTGCTGGATAGGCAAACCCTTCAGGCCCGCCGACAAAGACACCATCGATGTGACCCTGCAAGCGACCGTCAGCCGTTGAAAACCCAAACTGCTCGCCGTTCGGTTTGTGCGTGCGCAGATCAAACCCTGCTGCACGAAGCCACGCGACCATGCTGTCCTCGTTGACGTGGCCACGCTCAAAAATGCGCAGAATCCGCCCCTGCGTCTCGCGCCCCGGGTCCACCGGCGCTTGGGCGTACTCGTATTGCAGGGCGCGCTCGCACGACACCCCCAGACGAGACGCGCCCAGGTACTGGCGGGATTTCTCCTTGGAACGGGCCTTTTGCAGACCCAGATCGATCAACGTGCTGATCTGGCCGCTGACGCTTGATGATGAGTTGAAGTCCATCATTTGGCATCCTCCCAGGGCAGGTCGCTTTCCATGTCGGCAAACGGATTAGCCATCGGATCCGGAACTTCAGGCAGACCACGCACCGGTGGGTACTTGGACTTTTCATGGTGCTCGACCATGGCCTGAGTAAAACAGGTCACGATGGAGTCGATCACCTTCAAAGCCTCGGATTCGGAATAGTCACCAAGTGGTTTGGTGAACCCGATAGCCCCGGCAGCTTCGCCGAAGGCCTTGAGGCACTTGACCATGGCGTTTTGCTCGACTTCAGAGAGATTGACCATGGCTACCCCCTTGGAGTCGACGAGGTCGTCCTTCAATCTGACCCAGTTGCCGTACATGGCGTGAAACGCTTTTTGACAGCGTTCGGAACAAAAGACCCAGTCCAGCGGATACCGCTGGGCCTGTCCTGTGCGATGCCGGTTGTCGGTATGACCGTACCCCCGGGCTTGACGTGAGCAGACCCAGCATTTCATCGCCTGCCTTTCTTCTTGCAATTGACAAGACGTTCACTGACCGGGCGACGACCCTCGGTATAACCGTCGCAGTCAACAAAGAAGCGGGTTTTGGCGTGCAGGCAGCGGCACTGCTTGATCATCTGGTGCTGATAGGCACGCGTGCAGTCAGTGCAGTAGTCGCTGTCACCAGCACGGGTCTTGATGGCATAGGTGCGCCACTGCTGGTACTGCGACGCGTCAGTGAAGCAGCCTGGGTGGGTGGTCTGCTCTGTGGATAAAGAGACATTCATGGCTGACACTCCTTACTGCGCCCAGGCGGGTTTGCCGGAAACAGGCGCACGCTGCGGTGCTGGCGCTTGGTGTGTAGGTGGTGTTCCTGCACTTTGGGCCGCATGGGCTTGGGGTGCTGGATTGGCTGGCGCGTTGGTGCTAGGAGCCAACTTGGAAGGCACACCAAACGTGCGTGCGTAGTCCGGGTGGTCGGGCTCCACGGCCATCTTGACCACGTTGCGGTCATCACCCCGGTCATCCTTTTCGATATCCACGCGCACCAGAAACTCCAACCCGTCGAGGTCAA